CTACTCGCAAATGGCAAAAGGACGGTGTTGACCAATACACAACGGAAGTTGTTGCAGAAACAATGCAAATGCTTGGTAAATCCGAAACTCAACCAGTTACAGCCAAAAAGTATGCCGAAGTGAAAAACGGTATTGCTGATATGGAAGATGACGTTCCCTTTTGATATAGGTGATATATGAGTCAACATTGGTACGATAAAGATGGTCAACCCGCTTATACAATCATATGCACAAACCGCAAAGAACGTGCAACAACTTTGCGTGACGCTAAGAAACATGGTTATGTGCCTTCCGTGACGACAGTCTTAGGGTTGTTGCATAAGCCAGGATTAGAAACGTGGAAGTTACAAAATATGCTTCTAGCTGCGCTGACTTTGCCAAGGGAGGATGGCGAGTCAGAAACAGACTGGATCGAGCGTGTGATGCAAGATTCCAAAGCTACAGGTAAAGAAGCAATGGATCGTGGTTCACGGATGCACGATGTGCTAGAAAAGTTTTATATCTATCGTAATAAAACAGGTCAAATATGGCCTAGCTATTGCATTGAAATTGACCGTACCCTTGTTGGGCATTTTCAAACCCAAAACTGGATACCCGAAAAGTCATTTTTTGACCCAATGGGATTTGGCGGCAAAGTTGACTTACACGCCGATGGCATTGTGGTTGACTTTAAAAGCAAAGAAGGCAGCCTTGATGACGTTAAAGCATACGATGAACAAATCATGCAATTAGCGGCATATCGTGCGGGTCTAGGTATGCCAAAGGCTAGATGCGCAAACGTATACTTTACTGAATCAGGCGATGTTAAACTGATAGAGCATAGCGAAGAAGATTTAACCAATGCGTTTAATTGTTTTATGTATTTGCTAGGTTATTTTAAATTATCTAAAGGTCTGTAATTCTTGCGCCGAACGGGGTTGTCCCCTCCTCCTTAAGTCCCCTAGTAGGCGCACCCCAAAAAAACAACATTTCGTTAAGTTAACTTGCATAATTGGTTAAGTTGACTTAATATTATTGTGTGTTAACTAAATACAGGTGAAGTATGAAATTCAAAACAGTAGAAATGACGCAATCGGCAAAGCGTAGTTTTCTTGCTGAATTTGCGTTTGAATTGTGCGATGACGAAATAAACAGAATGGTTGATCGTTATGTAGATCGTTTGCAACAAAACCACCAAGGTCACTATTTTTTGCGTCTCAAAGATAACGAATTTCAAGATTGGATTTCAGGCGGGTATTGGGATTGGTATCCAGAAGATGACGCTCTTGTAGTTGAAGAATGGGACGATACAGATTATGCACACGATTCAAACATGGATGAATGACATGAAAGACATACTTAAAGCTACCGTTTGCTGGATTGCAATATTTACACCTATTGTTATTTATTTGGTGCAAAGATGACACAACAAGAATTGATTATTAAATGCCTCAAGAAAGGGTGGAAATCGCCCCTAGACGCACTTAAAGAAGCAGGCACTATGAAACTATCAACCCGTGTCGGAGAGCTTCGTAGGGCGGGTTGTATCATCTTAGACAAATGGCATCCAAGTCGTGCTTTCAAACTTTATAAAATGGTGAAAAATGCAAAACCCATCGCTGCTAAATCCAAAGTTTAAATACATTCCCGCAATCAAAACCAACGTAATGAAAACGTGGAAACGATTTGGGTTTGTACCACCGTCAAAACAAAAGTAATTATTTCTTAGGCGCAGGAGGATGCGCCTTATTTATTGGCTCTTGTTCGTGTTTGTGCAACTCTTTAGCCAACTCTTTGACGTGATCTTTAATAACTTCGTAATCACCTTTTTGAGTGCCTTTTCGCTCATCTTTCACCGTAAATTTAGTTGCCATAATATCCTCACGCAGTTGTGCCGCCAAACTTCTTGTAAGCAGCGATTAAGTTTTGCTCGTTGTTTTCATGTTGACCATATCCAGCACCAGGCAAACTTGCCCAAATGTTTTTACATTTATCAATTGCGATAGAAATATACCCTTTTTCTATATCAGGTATTGCCCCACGCTCCTTAATCTGTTGAATAGCGATTGCATCTTGTGAAGCAGGACTAAAGTCTGGCAAACCAAGTTGTGCCTTATAAGCGTCATAATAACGTGCGAGCAATTGATATCTTCCTGCGGCAGTAGATATGAGTCCTGGACGTACTTCAATTTTTTTTCTAGGATGGTCTGCATAACTTTCAAACAATCCACCACCCACTAGCACGTTGTAACCATCATTGCCTCGTGATTTTGTGCCTTCTGACACGGCAATCATATTTAAAAATGCTTTTAAGTTTTGGTTCATTTTGTAGGCGTAGAGTTATAAATCATTTCGTCTTTTGCTCGACTACTGGCAGAAGAACCAAAGTAAAAAGCTATGATACCCGTCCAAGCTGTACCCAAAGAACCTAGCATAATCATTAGCTGATTGCTTTCTTTAGCATATCCCAACATCATTGCAGACAAGATACCAAAAAATCCAATCGTTACTGTGCCTGCAAGAATAGGCGGGACAACAGACTTTGTTGCAATCTGCATATCTCTTGCGGATTTGCGATCTTCTGTGGCCAATGTTTCAAAATTTAAACCTAGCGCTTGTGCTTGTTTTTGTAATTCTAATTCTGCTAGTTTTACTTGTTGCAATTGTTCGGCAGACATTTTGCCCGATTCAATCATGCCTTGTACGTCTTTTTCTGGCACCCCAAAGACTTTGGCAAGGGAAGTTACCGCAAGCCCTGCGAGAGGCCCACCAAGCGCTGTAGCTATCGTAGGGGCTATCTGTGCTAGCCAATCCATTATTTGTCAGCCTTGTTATCTAACTTGTCGTATATCTTGCCAAGCATTTCTTTAATTTCTAGTGAAAAATCTTTAAAGTCATCACGTCTTACAAATTCGCTGTGTATTTCTTTTTGAAACTCGTGAATTTGTATTTGAAACTCTGCAACGTTTTTCTTTGTTTGTTCGTTGGAATCCCAAACAACTTTTACAACCCAGATTACCAAACCAGATGCTAATCCAATCACCACGTTGAAAGCTGCTTGATAATCCATGATTTACTCTTTTAAAGTTTTGCCATAATTAAGAAACTCGTTTATTTTATTCAATTTCTTAGCTGTTTGGCGTTTACCATATAAGTGTTTTGCAATCATTGCCGCAGGAATTGGTATGCCAGATAAAGCAGTTTGTGCGCCCATTTCTGCCAAACTAGCAAGAATAGTTGATGCCGTACCAGATGGGTTGGTTGTGCCTTGAGGTACAGTTTGTATATCTTTTGTCACTTCATTTAAAGTGCGATACTTGGCAGCCTGTTCTTTACCAAAAATAAAATCAAGTTTTCCAGACTTATCTAGCGCAGTAATTGTTTTATCTAATCCTGCTGTAGATACATAACGATTACCGTTAATGTCTAGTTGTACGCCTTTTGTGGCTTCGTTTTTAATTTTTTCAGCCAATGAACCACGCAATTCTCTAACAAGTTGCTGACCAGAATCACCCATTTTTTCAAGGCTATTAAACAAGCGCTCTACGCTTTGTCTTGAACCTGATAGGGATTTATCAACCAAATTTTCAAAAGCTACTGTACGCTCGTTTGTGCCTTTCTTTAAGGATGTAATCTGACGCAATACAGGTGTATTCTCAAACTCGTTTATGTAATTAGCGTATTCTTTTCTAGCAGCTTTATACAATTCGCCGCCCGCATCTTTTGTTAAGCTATCTATTAAACTGTTGATGCGTCTGCCATATACAGCGTTTGGTGTGCCTGGCTCTGCCAAATTGTTTACCATCTGGCGAACTTGTTCTAAATCATTTAACGAAATAGTTTTATCTTCACCAATTAGATCAGACAATTTTTGTTGTACCGATTTAATGACTGGCGCATTAATTGATTCAGCTTTTAATCCATCAACGTAATCAGCAACTTTACTTACATTAATAGGTTCATTGAGTTCACCAGCATTTCTTGCTTGGTTATACGCTTGGTCAACAGTACGTTTTCTTGCAGCTTTATTTTCGGCAACAACATTGTGAAAGTGTTCGCCCATAGCGCCAGGGTCAACACCTGTCATTTCTGCGCCAGTTTTTTCAATTGCTAAATCTAAATTCCCTTGAATTTTGGCATTTTGATTTGCGTAATGTTCTTGCAATGCTTGACCCAACACAGGGTCTTTAGCAGTTTCACGCGCAAATCTTACATCGGCAGGGTTTCTTGTTGCTTGGTCTTTGGATAAATCAATCGGTATATCCAATTCGTTTGCTTTTGACTGACGTACCAAATCTGGTTCAACAGATGCTGCACCCATACCAATAGTGCCACGTTCTGGTTTTTCAGCAAATCTTTGTGTCCGTTCGCCAAATGCTTCTGTCAATTGTGGTTTAGCGCCAACTTCTTCGCCTGCTTTCAATGCGGCAAATTGATCTTGTAATGCTGTGGCCGCTTTGCCTTTCGGTGCGCCTGTTAATGCAATAGGCAATAAGTTAGCCAATGCTTCAACATCATTTCTAGGCACACCAAGAGCGTCTGCCGCATAATCAACACCACTACCAATTACCCTGCCAAGTCTTTGCAATAAAGCATTTTGGTAATCTGGACTGTTTTTGTCAACGCCAAGTTTTTCAGCTATAGATATAGGAAATGAATCAGCAATAGCATTAGCAATTTCTTCTCGTTTTTCAGGAGGAAATACGCCAGGCATTGCTTCTTCGCCTAAATACATTGCCGCGGTTGCCCCAGACTTTGCTAATCCTGGAATCGTGCCAATAATTGCTTCAACGTTGCCAATTAAACTGCCAAACTTTTCTGAAATTCTTTCTTCGCCTTTCTTTAATTCTTCAGGCGTTAAGTTTTGCATTCCATACTTGTAAACGTTAGGCAAAGGCTTTTCAGTAGTTTGTACGGGTTCAGTTTTATCCCATTCTGAAACAGTCTTTTGTTCAACTACTGGTTGCTCTTTTTTAACTACCGCTGGCTTGCCTAAGAATAACGCTTCAACATCATCTGTTGCATCTTTATGTTGTTCAACTTGTTCAACAGGTTTGATGTTTGACTTGATTTTATTAATGTACTCTGTAGGGTCTTTTGTTACAAACCCGCCGTACATACCCAACGCTTTGTTAAGATCACCACCAGTTGCTTCAAGGTTTTTATTGAGCAAATGTTCAGCAGCTTTGCGAGATTCTTCTTCGTCAAATGGATTAAATTTAATGCCTTGTTTATGCAATTGTGCAACTGTGCCAGGCATAAACTGATACGCGCCCATTGCACCAGATGTTTTATTAATTGCTAGTGGATTGCCAGAACTTTCAACGGTTTTAACTGCATCAAGCAGTTCAGGCGTAACTAGATGCCCATATTTGTTTTGTGGGACATCAGGCTTTGCAGTAGCAAATAATTGTTCAACCGCATCGAGATCAGCCATTTAGAGTGTCCCATCAAGCATCAACTTACGAATATTTTTATACTTTTGCAAACCTTCTTTCATTTCTTTTTCAGACGTGTACAACTTTTTAAATAACGCTTCACGTTGTTTTGGATCTTCTACGTTATCCACAATATTCATTACTTGGAATACTTTTGTATCAGCGTTTTTACCCCACATACGCTGGAATGAACCCATGTTATTAGTACCAAATCTTTCAACAAACTTTTGTGCCGCTTCAGCTTGAGAATCTAAGTTTTTAATATCGGCAGCAGTGCGTTCAGCAATTTTAATAATAACTTCTGGATTTGTTGATACTGTACCTGATGCCGACGCGGCAAGTTGTTTACCTTGATCGCTACTTAAAGACGAGCCACCTACAGACATTAGTGACATCTGAGCGTTAGCCAAATCTTTAGCTAATTCTTGATATTCAGTGCCACCAACGCCACCGTAAATCTTACGGTACGCATCACCAGCCCACCCACTTGTAGGTATTTTTTTGCCTAAAATTTCTGCTTCACTTTCTATTTTTTGTGCTGTTTTAACAATTTCTTGCACGTTTCTGCTTTGTTGTGCAAGTTTTGGTTGCGCTTTAATAACGCTATTAAAGTATTCGTCACCTTGTGCTTGTGCTGCTACTTCTTGTGTAGTTGGGGGTGGTGCGACTACACCAGGCTTTCTTACAGGGAACATTGGTGGTATTGGTGTATTTATATCGCCTGCTTTTGGTGGTTGTCCTAAATCTTGACCTGTAATTTGCTTTGGTGGTGCAACGGGTTGTACACCTTCTTGTGTTGGTGCAAATGGTGCAGGGCCGCCTTGTGGGTTGTATTGTGGCGTTGTAATGCCTGGTGTTGGGCCACCCGTAGTAACCAAAGCAGGCTGACCAGCAACGTTTTGTAAACTTGGTTGTGCTGCGGCAAACTGTTCGCTTGTTGATGCCAATCCATTACGGATGTTTTGCACCATTGCTTTAAAACCACCAATGTCTTTGTTGTCTAATAATTCATGCGCTTGTGCAAATGTCTTATCAGCAGGTATACCCATTGATTCAAGCCATTTTTGCGTAGTTTCAAATTGCTTTTTTAATTGTGGAATGTCATTGTTTTTGAATGCGTCTGAATATTCCAAACCAGTTAAAGCATTTCCAGCAATAACCATTTTGTTTTTATCTAATGCAAATTGTGCTGTTTGCGCTTCTGTTTCAGCTTTGCGAATAGTTGGTTGTAATGTGCCTTGCGCTTTTTTCAATTCCAATTCTGCTGCTTGTACTTGCAAAGGATTAACTTGTTGCGCTTGTTGATACGCTTGTGCGCCACGCGCTAAGTTAAGCATATCGCCTAAACTTGTTTGCTGTGGTGGTGCTAATTTTCCAACAACGCTAGGGTCAATAGGGTTTGGATTAGTAAATTGGGGAACAAACGTTGCCATTTTTTATCCTTAAGCTGGTGCGCCGCCACCAAAACCATAACTAGGTAATTGAGTTACATCACCGCCATATGCAGATGTGGGTCTATTTGGTGCTAACAATTGACTGAGCAGATAATTATTGCCTGCATTAGTTAAACCGCCTGCCACTGCATTACCTGCACCAATTTGACCTGCCGCTTGGGCATTTGCCGCGCCTGTTATACCGCCTGCTCCTGCTTGTGCTGCACCTGTTGTCAATCCAACAGTATTTGCGCCTAATCCTGTGGCCAAACCAGCAGACTGTTGACCATATGTGCCAGCCAAATTTGCCAAGTTTGTACCCGTATTTTGTGCTAAACCTGCCAGATTTGTACCTGTGGTTGTTGCCAAATTGGTTGTAGTTGGCGCTAATGTGCCAAACATACTGCTTAACGCATTGCCAAACTGACCACCTGCTTGAATATTCTGTTGATTTGCAGTTGTACCCAAACCAGCAATACCAGCTAAACGATTATAAATATTGTTTTGCTGTGTTTGATAGTTATTAAATGCGTTTTGGTAAGCATTACCCGCATAGTTTTGGGCAAAAATGTTTGCCGCATTAACCATGTTTGAGCCACCACCTGCAACATTCAATGCTTGGTTTGTCGCACCCAAACCTTGATTAAGCATAAACTGGTAATTTGGTGCTAAATAACTATTTAAATCTTGTGCAGTAAACTGTTTTGATAAACTAGGAATTAAATCCTGTAACTGTGTTGCCGCTGCCGAACCAGCTTGTTGATATGGTTGCAAAGCATTAATGTTTTGACCATATAAACCAAATTGCGTACCATACTGAGCGTTGTAAAGATTGTTTAAATAGTTTTGTTGTGGTTGTTCTTGACCAAGTACCGCTTGAGTACCTTGACCATAATATTGATTTAAAGCATTAGTCCCTTGACCATAACCTTGGTTAACGTAGTTTTGACCTTGACCGTATGCTTGTTGCAAAGTTGGAATGCCAGCCATTGCAGTTTGTTGTTGCAGCTCCGCTGCTCTTGTCGCTGCGTCTGCTTGGGTTTGCGCTGCGCTCTTAGCTGCGCTACCACTCATAGCAGAACCTAACAACGATGCGCCGCCTGCAATAACTGCTGTGACAGGATCATTAAACCTACGGATGCGGGAAAACCTTGGATCACCGCCTAACGGGTCACCAATCGGATCATATTCCGCATTGCTGCGGTTTAGATAATTTTTAGACATATTTACTCCCATCGCATCTTAATAGGATTTTAACTGAGTCTTTAGATAACTCAATAAAACCAAGCCTTTTACAGAAATTTAAACCCCTAATATTGTCGTTTTGGACATAAGTTATTGCATATCCATACTTATCCAATATCATTTTCAAAGTTTGCTTAATATGGGCTTTCATTGCTGCGCCTGGCGGTTTCCCATATCCAACGTGTATTTCATTACCTTGCAACAAAACTGCACCAATTACGTCATTTTCTTTAGTTAACGGAATAATTTCCCAATTTTGCAATTCATCTTTGAAATGCTCTTTAGATACCGTTACCCTATCTTTAACGGATTCATACAACATATCAATTGCTTTAGACAATGCTTGTGATGATTCCATTTGTCACCGTAATAGTTTTTTGTACTGTGTCACCAGATTTAAACGTACCTGTAGCACCGCCTGAAATCTGACCACTGGTAATAGAAATCGGTACATTTACTGCCGATGTAATTTGCCCTACAGAATTCAAAGTAAATTGTGCAACTTGACCTGCGCTACCGTAAGTGCCAGCACTTGCGCCAGTTGAAGTTAACGATAAGGTAATCACGCCTGGCGTATTTGTTACCGTTATTCCCGTTCCTGCTGTCAACGTTCTTAATGTGTAACCCGAACCATTACCAATGGGTAATTGACCGCTTAATGGTGTTGTGGATGTTCCCGTACCACCATATACAACAGGCACAATAGAATTAACTGTTGCGCCTGCATAGGATGGGTTTTGTAACCAGATTAGCCAAGGATAACTAGGACGCTGTGTAGTAGGGTCAAGAAATGGCGTTTGTGGATACGCAACGTTTGTGTTTGTTGTGGCCATCAGTTGCTACCCGCACTAGCTTTTAAATTAGCTGAAACAATCACACATTTAATTGGATCGCTAATAGATACCTCAAAAATTCTATCTCTTGCCATACCCAATCGTCGCCAAATTGCACGATTTTTGTATTTTCCAATCTTTCCAATGGATACCCAATGTTCATTACTCCAAGTTGAGCCACCATCGTTAGACCAGCGCAACATTGCTTGTGGGTCTGCACCCACCGTTTCACCATTTATGCTGAACTCGTAATAAATGTTTACAACTTGAGTCGCACCAATTGAATATGTGCCACTAGGTGCAATAACAATTGACGTGGGCGATAAGTTTTGATTTGTAAATGTTTGACCGTTTAAACCCACGCCAGGCTGAAACTGAATCTGCAATTCATCAAAATACTGTCTTTGCAAATCAGTTGTTAAATGTGGCGCTCTACGCAATCTGCGAATTGGATTGCCGTTTTCTGTGTAATTATTGTAATCAAGCGCGTAAATTGTACCGTTTTGATAATCACCAACGATATTTACATTGTTAAAAAATGCGCCGCAATTAGAACGGTGACGATGGTAAATGCCATTGCTATCCATTGATAACCATTTGTGCCACATCTTACTAGCTAAGTCATAAACCCACGTTATATCTACAGTTGGAAATGTAACAACGTAAAATTCATGCCCTTCAATTTGAAAGCTATAAGCAACAGCGTCTGCAATGTATTGACCAGCTAGGGTTGCTTCAACCGCATGAGTAGATACACGTTGAAATTGGTATCCAACAACACCGCCAATAATTGCTTGCCCTCTTTCGTCTTTGCTAACAAATAAAAATTGTTCTGCAAATCGTGCAATAGAATAAGGTGCTGCAATACCGTGTTGCATTGACGTACCAGCAATACGCGCAAACGGAAATGACGTTACACCTGCAACTTGATTACCTACGTCAATCCAAACTTCAGTTGTCTTTTCGCCAAACAAGTAAATTTGTCTGTGATCGCACAATAAAGATATAAGCGTATCAGGCGAACTATCTTTTACGCCATAATAAGCAGTCGTTGAATAAGGTGAACCTAAATCAGTAGCTGCCCAAAATCTTGTGCCAACTTGGTTATAGACAATATAGTTATCCACAACATCAACAATAGATGCACCTTGCCAAGGGCCATCCGTTGGCGGTAAGACTTGAAACGAACTAGGGCTGACAATCCAAACGTAACGATTAACACCGTCTGCAATATAACAATACAAACCTTGTGCGCCGTTTACGTTGTCTGTGATGCTGACAGGGCCGCTAGAAGTCGTAAGATTACCAATAAAGTTGATGTTTTCGTTTTGCGTTACAGAATAAACAGATGCACCGCAAACAATAACCAAATATTGACCACCAGACAAAGCGCGCATACCCCTGACAGGGGCATTATTTAATTGGAATAATTTAGTTAGCCCTGGCGTAGGATACAGAGCAACCACACCGCGATCACCAGGCTGTTTTAACGGGTCAATTTCAGGATAAAGGTTGATACATTCCTGCGCATCTTGATAGATGCTAGGTGCTGTGTAGCTTGGGCCAACAAATCCAAAATCAGGCATAGCCCATCCTTATCTGAAGAATCCACCTGAAAGTATCCAACCTGCGTCTTTTTGTCTGCTTGACAACAACGCATCCGCAAAACGTGCCGCTTGAACTGGACGCATATTTGTACGCTTTAACGTACTCTTTGCTTGCGCCGCATATCCTTGAATGAGTGCGTTACTTACTTGGTTTACCTTGCCGTACATTGGCAATAACCTTTCTGCTAGACACCAGCGTAATGCCATGGAATAACCTTGAGGCAATATGATTGAATCGTATAGTGTTGTGAATCGACTAAATATATTGTCTGCAAAGATGTGCATCTCGCCTTGCGCAGGGTTTGGCCACACATAAATGTTACCAAGCGTTTCTGCTGGCTGGTAATACAACGCCTTTGGCCACGGGCCGTTTAACGTCTTTAAACCAATCATTTCGTAATCTTCAACGTTAAGAATCGCAACAGGGTAATCCAATCCACCATTCAATACGGGCATACCATTACTGTTGGTATTTATACGAACAAACGCGGAGTTAATGGTTAATGGACGCTGATAGTACAAGTTAATTGTAATTGGCGAACCTAAAGTACCTGCCGTTTGCGAAATATTGACTGTATAAGTGCCTGCTTCGTTAACGTTATTGCCTGCACCTGTCAACATTTGCGTAATTGTTGTGCCTGCTGTAATACCTGTGCCTTTTAACGTCTGACCTGTAGAAACTGCGCCAGATGTAATGCCAGTAATTGTTAGGGTTGTACCTGATATGTATCCAGTAACGATAGCACCGATTTGACCGCCTGGGCCAATCGTGTATTGCGTCTGACCTGCTGTAATGGGAAACACAATCTCATTTTTATAAAAAACCATTTGATCTTCGTTTGACCATTGGTCTACTATGTCATTGAGCATATCAAAAGCATCTTGTGCTGCTTCTGGCGTAGGGTTTTCCCCTGCTTCTAATGCGCCAATGTCTTTTAATGCTCTGCTGATAATGTCAATGGGTTGTGTCATATCAAACCTTTGGTGTGAATACTTGTGGCAACCAAGGTGGAATTATTGTCTTTTGTTTGCTTAATTCGTCTAGTTGCTCTTGCAATCGATCTAAAATTAAATTCTTACCATCTCTTACCGCATCAGCTTTAATCCATGATGCAACCATTTCTTCTGTTACTAACTCAATTGGCGTGATTGCTTCTTTGGTGTCAAAATACCAATTGCCCTCAGTTGCGACCGTGTTGTATTCATCTGATGCTTGCACAAAGTATTTAGCGGCAGTAATCACGCCATCTTTGCCATCAATATCAAGAATTTTCCAAAGTACGTTCATGCAACCCTCTGCAATAAATACCAGTTATTACCAGATACGGTTAGCGGCCCACCCATCACATTCCAAGTGCCTGTCAAACTAGGGGTAAAACTTGATCCTGCTTGCTGACTGTTAACGGCATAGCTACTAGCTGAATATGCAAAAGCATAGCTATAAAGCGTTCCATAAGATGGTGGTTGCTGCGCCGCCCATGTAGAACCGTTTGAAGTTAATAAATAACCGTTAAATCCGCTTGACGTTATACCTGTACCGCCATTTGTCACGCTTAAAGTACCACCAAGAGTAATATCACCATTTGTAACAGATGCAGGCGTTAAACCTGTTGTGCCGCCGCTAAATGTAGTAACAATGTTTTGACCATTTGGTGTACCAGAAATGTTGTCATAAGTGCCTATTTGCACGTTACTTGCATCAAATAACGCAAACTTGTAAGCAGAACCAACAGTTAACCAAACTTCATTTGGTACGCGTCCATTAGCATCCAGCACAATAGGGTTTGTATTAGCAATGTTTCCAGCAATAGAAGTATAAGTTGCTAATGGGCTGCTAGTTCCTGCTGAATAAGTATAGATTTGCCCACCAGCTAAAGGTTGTCCAATATTGCTAAAGAATTGCCAGCCTGCACCAGCGAACGGAGATAGAAAGACTGACATAATTTATCCTTATTGAGCAATCCAAGTTTTAGTTGGTTCATCCCAAGCGTAAACTTTTTCATCTGTTGGCATAGCAACTGGTGGATTCCATAACCAAGTTGGAGCAGATATTGTCCAACTAACACAAGAAATACTGTTACGATCTACTGGTCGTGGCGCATAAAATACATCATTTTTTGCATCATAAACAAAACCTATACCAGCATAATTTGCTCTTAATCCAACGCCACTATCAGGCTTTCCATCTTGACCATAATGAATGCCACCGCGAGTGTTATAAGATGTTTGAATCCATTCGCCTGGAGAAAAATCAACAAACGTTTTGAAAAAATCGGCTTCTGCCACAATAACTTGTGTAACAACGCCGTTAACTACTTTTGCATAATGTGACATTTTTTATCCTCAAGCATTATATGTTCCGCTACTTGTAAAAGTATGAATGGTATAACCACCAGATGATGTTACTGTACCGCCTGTGCCACGCTGTGATCCTAAATAAGCAATAATAACGATTCCAGATCCTCCAGCACCACCTGAATATTGACTTCCAACTGGCAAATTTCCTGATCCACCACCGCCGCCGCCCCCACCAGTATTTGTAGTACCAGCCCCACCAATTCCAGTTATAGTTCCTGCACCACCTCCACCTGCACCACCAGTACCAGCAGTTTGTGTACCACTTGCGTAATATGATGAAGCGCCACCACCACCACCACCTGAATAAGTTACAGAACTTCCTGAAATCATATTAGTTAAACCCGCACCACCAGATCCAGCAGAAGCCGAAGTTGTTCCGTTACCCCCAATAGCAGAAGCACCACCACCACCGCCAGCAGTACCATAACCACCTCCAGCACCTGATCCTGCAGAATAACCTTGTCCTGATGTTCCTGAACCTCCAAGCGTGGTACTATTACCACCACCTCCTCCTCCACCAGAACCTCCATTACCTCCAATTTGAGCATAAGATCCACCACCACCGCCGCCAATTGCAGTTGCAACACTATTTATTGATGAATTTGATCCAGATGATCCAATTCCAGAAGATGTTCCACCCGCGCCACCTGCACCTACAGTTATGGTATATGCAGTTCCTGTGCTTAAACTTGTTGTGGCAAATAGTAAACCTCCAGCACCACCTCCACCACCCATACTAAACCCACCACCTGCACCACCTGCTACTATTAAATAATTAATGGAATAACCAGCAGATTGAGAAAATTGTTTCCAACTTGAAGTTGTAGTGTCATACCATTCTGGGTTTGCAGTAGTAGTATTTCCACGAATCTCAAACGCAACTGGAGAAGATGGACGTTGTGCAGTCGTACCATATGGCATCAATAATGCCTGATTAGTCGTATCTGCAAGAGCAATTGTTGAATTTAATGCAGGAACAGTAATAACCACATTTGAAGATGTATCTGTCGATGTAAGAGCAGTAGACCCCCCTGAAGGTGCTTGAAAAATTAAAGTTCCCATTATATTTCCTTAACTTGTGTAAGTTCCTGACGAATTGAAGGTCAGAATAGTATTTGATCCTGATGTTGTAATAACAGGAGATCCAGAATAAGTGCCACTATAGTAAGAAGTAGGTATAGACAATATTACTATGCCACTACCACCATTTGCACCATTTTGATTTGTTGGATATGCCCCAGTTGAACCACCGCCACCGCCCCCAGTATTTGCCGTTCCAGCAGTTCCAGATCCTACAATTGTTGCACCTGCACCACCACCACCTGAACCTCCAGAACCTGCCGTACCACCACCGTTGGTATAGTAACCACCACCGCCACCACCTGCATAGGTAACTGATGATCCAGTTATGGAATTTGATAAACCTGCACCGCCATTTCCAGCTGTAGATGGCCCCCCCGCACCAGAAGCATTACCACCAACAGCACCAGCACCACCACCACCGCCGCCAGCACCATAACCTGCACCACCAATACCAGATCCACCAGTATTGCCCTGCCCCGATGTTCCTGAACCTCCTGCATTATTTGCAGATCCACTACCGCCTGCACCAGAACCACCATTTGAACCTATATTTGATGTTCCACCACCACCACCAATCGCTGTAATATTTGCATTTGAACCAACAATTGAAGAATTACTGCCTGAATTTAAAATACCACCTGCACCTATTGTTATCGTATAAACAGTACCTACATAGGCTGTCAATGTTCCAGTTAACAATCCTCCAGCTCCACCACCACCTGCGCCCGTAAATACCCCGTAACCACCTGATCCACCGCCAGCAACGGTTAAATAAGAAATTGAATAACTACCGCCAATTGCTTGCCAACCACCCGACGTATAAATTTCTAATTTACTCAAAGATGTATTCCAACGTTGTGCGCCTATTGTTGGAGAACCAGGCCTTTGAGCTGTTGTACCACTTGCATTATTAATTGCTCCTGTATTTCCACTGGCATCAATAATTCCTGTAGATGCAGTAATTGCTAAATTACTAGATGATGATTGAACTAAAGGCGCAGTAATTGATGTTGTACCTGTACAATTAGGAGCAATTAAAGAACCCGTTGATGGGTTGTATGTCAATTTTGTAGATGACGTAAAGATAGTGCTTAAACTACCGCTTGTTGCTGAAGTAAAGTTAATATATCTAGTCGCATTGGTTGATGTATCATCGCTAATCGTTGCACCGCTTCCACCAGATGCCGCTATCGTAATCGAACCTGATGCGTTGGTAATGGTAATACCTGTACCAGCAGTCAATGTTGTGCGAGTAAATCCCGTACCATTACCTATGTCTAATGCACCGTTTGCAGGTGTAGAAGTTAATCCTGTACCGCCGTAACCAATTCCAAGCGTACCTGACGATATATTAGATGCGCTCAAAGATGTTAACGATGCGCCTGAACCACTAAATCCTGTAGCGCTCAATACTCCCGTTGAAGGGTTGTATTGATATTTTGTAGAACTTGTGTAAACAGTAGATAACGTGCCACTTGTCGCATTCGCAAACAAAGGATAACGAGTTGAATTCGTAGAAGTATCATCTGATACCGATACCGAAGCTGTAATTGTTGTCCAGCTAGGTGCGCTAGTTCCGTTTGACGTTAAAACTTGTCCTGATGTGCCGTTAGCAACAAAAGATGTAGCACCTGCACCCGTTTGATAGGGTATCTGACTTGCAATGCCGCCTGCTAAGTTTGTAGCTGTGGTTGCGCTAGTCGCTGTGGATGCCGATCCTACCGATAACGTAGATTGTGCAACATATTGTGGTGCTGATGCGCCTGCTGTTAACACATAATTAGTTGTGCCTAGCGATAAGAATCCTGTTGCACCAACACCAGTTTGGTAAGGCAATGCACCCGTTGTGCCGCCAGCCACGTTAGTTGCTGAT